TTATTCGGTTTTGCGATTTTCGTCCAAGACATCAAAATTCATACCCCGTAGTCGGGATGCCCGTTACGACGGGTGTCTTTTGCGTCGGTTTCTTGATGATATTTTCAATCGTGTCGAGGATCGTAAGGTACTTTGCCTTGTAGCCCTCCGCGCGCATTTTCAATTCCTCATTCCCACGGAGCGCCTGAGTCCATGCCATATGGTACGCAAGCAGGAACGGGTGCAGGGAAAGCGGATACGGAACGGTTACGTCCGAGCCGTCGCCCGCGCTTGAAACGAACTTCGTAGGAGCAAGGAAATACATCAATGAAAAGAAATTCGTCAGGTTATCCCCGTTCTGGGAGTTGTTTGGAGCCGGGATTATCTCGAACCAGTCGCCCCGGTTCTCAATCATCGGCGCCGATTTCGTGCCGCTGTTACGCATCTGCTGTAACGATGTCCCGGCCGGCAGGTTCCCCTCGTCGAATATCTGGCACTCACGGTAATTTCCGGCGGTCGTGTCAATATAGTTCACCATAACCTCTTTCACCATCCACAGGTCTGACGGCCAGAGATATTTGCCTACTTGGTCAGTGGCGTTCTCGGTCGATTCCTGCAACTGGGCCGCATTGATACCACGCTTAATGAGGTCGGCAGTAACGTCGTACTGCGATTCATTGGCAAGCGTTATGGCATCCGAAGCCGTCAAGCCGAGGATGTCGGTTTGGAGGACGGTTCGTGCATTTAAGATTGGTTCATCTAAGGTCATATTCCAGCTTCCATCACAAGTGGAAGCTGAGTATGGCTTCAGGGTTAGGCAGTCACCGCTGATTCGATGCGAGCGATGCGGTACGAAGCCGTCGCATCCTCGAATCGGGTCGAGCCAAGACCGAATTTGCCACCGATGGACGTGTAGACGTTCAACGGGTTATTCGAGTCAGGCGAGGTCACGATGTACGGCGTGATCGGCTGGAAGAAGCCCCATCCGAAGGACTCCATGCCGATGAACGTCATGGGATACACCGTTACCGTCGAGGCGAACGTCTGGACGTTCGGGGACCGCATAACACGGCCGCCACGGAAATCGCCCATGCGCCCTTCGAGGAGCTGCGCCGCCGACGTGTACCGGCCGGTGTCGAGCCAGCCGCCCGCGCCCGTGCTCGACATGAGGTCGAACTCCTGGTTCGGATGGCAGATGACCGCGTAGAAACCGCCCGTGAACGGCCTCAAGCCGTTGTTGTTCACGCCAGCGAGGTTGCGGATGGCCTTCGTGTACGAAACCGTATCAACGATGTCACCTGCACCAAGCGCCGCCCGGGATGCTTTGCCGCCGGCGTAGATGATGCCGTAAGACGAACCGTTTACGGTCGTCTGCAACGCGTTGTCGAGCTGTCTCGAAAGCGCATATTTGACTTCCATGGCGCAGTTGTCCACGACTTCAAGCGCCGAGTTGCGGACCAGAAGGTCAGTCACCTGGATAACCAACCCGTACTGCGTCGCGGACGACGTATACGCATCGGAGTTCCATGCCACTGCCGTCGGGTTCACACCTTCGCCGTTGTTCGTGATGTTCGTCACGGACGACGTAGCGATCTGACGGGACTGCGGAAACGCGAGGGTCGCAAAACCTTGAGGCACATCACGCTTCACGCCAAGTTTTGAAAACTGGAGTTCAGGCTCCAAGTGCCGCACGATGGACGTGACGTAGTTGATGAGTAGGTTTGCGGACCAAGTAGAAGTAGTAGTAAGAGTCACTGTAGTTCAACAAAAACCTATGAAACTAATCGGGCACCCACTGAAACGTTCCTTTCCGTTCCTCCTCGGCCAAAGCCTCGCGGAGCGTCGATTGGATTTCTCCAAGCTCTGCTTCGGTGATTTTGGCTCCGGGGGTGTTCATCTTTCGGACGGCATCGTTCACCTTTTGGTTCGCGCTGCCGGGCATCTGCGTAGGAGCCGAGCCGCCCATGCTGGCGCGTCCCATCTCGTCACGTTCCATGTCATCCCGCTTGATGAGCTTTTCGTTCTGGTGGAGTACGAGGACAGAAGCATCGGCGACCGACATCCCCTGCGCCACCTTCTCCAAGATTTTATCCTTGAACTCGGTTGCGTGGGGATACTGGGAAGCGATGAACCCGAACTCCTGCTCGGTTTTCATGGCTTTAATCTCAGCATCGGTTTTCGCCTGGGCGTCTGCCGTTTCTTTCAGTTTTTGCGCTAATTCTGCGTTGTTGTCGACCTTTGGTTGGTCGGCACCCGTTTCAGTTTTCTTCTCCATGGGTACCTCTTTCTGAGCGCCTTCACCCGGTTTCCTGAGGGTTGTATCGTCCATTGTTGTGGTAATTGGTTATTGACCTTTATGCTACATTCCTGCGGACGTACTGGCGCTGGAATTTGTCCTGGCACCGGTAATCCGAACACACGACTATCAGCTTTCCTGGATTCTGCGGGTTCATGAAAACGTAGAGCGTCCGCGATTTAATGACCCCGCGCATGTCCGCGTTCTGCGGGCAGTACGAGCATCGAATAGAAAGACCCTGGTAATTATGCTCATGGCGGCACCGTTTTTCCTTGCCGACCACCACCATCGTATTGTTCTCCTTATCGAGTTCAAGAATGTCGCGATACTCGCATCCCGTCTTCGAGTGGGGGCAATAGGGGTCGGTCTTGCAGTCGTGCCGGCACCTGCCCTTCAGCGTATTGAGGTCCACGTTGCCGTGAGGCGAACCATGAAACTCGCACACGCCGACGCGGATCTGGGGAAACACAATGAGCTTTACCCCGTCCTCCGTTTCGAATGTTTCAACTTGGAGCGGTTTTTCCTCCTGCTGAGGCGGTTCCGCAACCGCTTGTGAAGTCCGCGGAGCTTCCGCGGGGGTTTCCGAAACCTTTTCTTCCTGGGCCGTTTCTGCCCTGATTCCTTTAGGCATGTTTTATTTTTTGTTCAATTTCCTTCTTCCGTGCTTCGAGGCGACGGAATTCCTCCGACCATTTTTTCCTGAGCGCCGGCAAATCGGTGATGGTATTCAATACATCGTAGAAAGCGTTCTGGTAAATGAGCTGTCCCATCGCATTCGGATTGTCCTTCAGCGAATTGTTGAGGCGCTCAATTTCCTTTTTCACTTTCTCCTTGGTCGGCTCAATGAGCATGAGATGGTAATTTTCCCAATCAACATTCTCTGCCAACCCTTTGAATGATTCCAACATCCGCGTTGCATCATGGATGTCTGCGATGATATGGCGGTGCTGTTCCGCGTAATCCATCGTATCCATCTTCTTTTTTTCCTCTTGGACGTGAATTGCGTTGTCCATAGCTTTAGTAGGTTAACGGAAATCCTGGTCGACCGGGATGAAATCAACCGTGCAGTTCGCGCTGCCCGCAGTCCCGGCAAACGTCAGGATAGTACGCATCGTCGAACCAAGCGGCACGTCTTTCACGTTGCCGACCGCGAGCGTACCGGCGATAGCCGTCGTGCCGATGTACGAAGCGCTGCCTTTCAAGCTGCCGATTTTTGCAAGGATGGCATTGCCGAGCGTGACGGTCGTCGTACCGAGGATGGTACCAAGTTTCGCCACATCGTAAAACGTCGTACCGCCATCATAAGAAGTCTGAATGGTTGCCGTAATAGTCGACGTTGCCGTAGCCGTGGTAGTCGCCGCAAACCCGCCGTACATGCGAACGAGCAGCGAATTGAAGTCGGGACTTGAAATAGTCCATATTTCGGAACCCGTTACGCCAGTCGTCACGGCCGACGTTCCATTGAATCCCAAACCGGTCGTGCCGTTGTCAACGGACGAATGGATGGGAGCTGGTGCGTTTTGTCTGATCATAAGTTTTTGTGTTTTGGTTAAACCGACCTTTCGTAAGGAAAAAACCGCTACTCACTTACTTCACCGCCTTCTTCAGCTTTTTCTTCGCTGGCACCTTCGCCTTCCGGCTTGGTTTCTTCGGCCCGTTCTTCGGTGCCGGTTTCGTTTTTTTCTTCATCACTCATGGTGTTAAATGAACATTTTCTTTGCTGCGTGCTCGACCTTTCGCCGGTAGGTAGCCTTCGCTTTTGCCAACTTTCCCGTGCCACCCTTCCCTTCGGCTCCTTTGATTTTTCCTTTCACAATGCTCGCGTAATACACGCGATTCGCTTTATTCGCCCCGTATTCTTTTGTCATGTTGGCAAGTATCTTCTTGCCTTTTGCGGTTTGCGGCATGGGATTATCCTGAATAGCCAATATAGTCGACGGTGTAAGAAAGCGTACCAAATACTCCCGCGACGCCCACCACGACGCGCGTATCAGTGCCTTTGCCAAGCAAGCGGAGGCGAGTGGTAGGATTCGTTGAAGCAGTAAATGTCGTAGTGCCGCTTGCGGTTGGTCCCAATGAATCAATAACCGCGCTGCCTGTTCCCGTTATGGTACCCGTCGCCCCCACAGGAATCCAGTTGCCGTCCACGAATTCTTCCACTTGGAACGACACGCCACTGCCCGTCATTGCACCGACATTCACAACCACGCAGGCTTCTTGAAAATTCGGCTTCGCTTCCTGACCGTAAGGGTTCACCACGGACATCGTAAAAGTGGTCGCCGTCGTACCCGTGTACGGCGAGGCCGGCGTCATCGAAATCGGAGTTGATTTTTTCATCATGCGTTAAATGCTTTATTTGCAGCCCGCGCGACCTTCTTTTTGTCGAACATCGCGGGATGTTTTGTTTTCCCGTACAGGGGATTCTTCCTATTCTGAGCCGCCTTTAGTTCCTTGTTCACCATGTAGAGCCGGCTCTTTGCGTCCTGCATTCCCATGAACGCTCCCGGCAACTTCCCCAATGCTTTTACTTGTTCAAAAATGTTTGCCATTGCAATTATAATAGCATACTACGCAAGGACTTTTCCCTTTTGCTGTATGCTGTTCGACGTTTCTTTCGTGAGTGGGACGGCGGCTTTGCTCGGATTCTGCTTGTCGGACTGCACGGGCACCTTGTTCTGGTTCGGGGCGTTTTTGTTGAGGTTCTTGCCCATCGAACTGCCATTGCCCGCTATCTTGCTCTCAGGCGGCTTTCCCCCTTCGCCACCTTCCTGCTGTTTCTTCTCCTCGTCTTCCTTCTGTTTGTTCTTGATAGCGAGGTGCTTCTCGTGGACGAAGTAATGCGCCCACATCGCGGGAGTATGCTTTGCCATCATGCACTCATAGAGATGCGCCTCGTCATCGTCCAACGGGTCGACCGGCACGAAAATGTTCTGGTCAAGAAGCTCGTTCTCCTGCCGCTGCTTGATTTGCCCGACGGTCGCGGGGACGATGCGGTCAATGGTCGCGCTGTCGTCAATAAACTTCGGGAAATAGACGTACTTGTTGAAATTCGCCAGCGAGCGCGGGTCCATGGATTTCACGAGGATCGGATAGTTCTGCATGAGGTCGCGGCGCAGGACTAGTTCCTTGTACTCGGCTTCTTTCTTGGAACGGATGAAAATTTTCGGCGGGAATTTCGTCTTGAAATCATCGGCTTTGATATTCTCAAACGTAACGCCAGTAACAGAAGTCAGCGTGATTATTTTCTCATCGCCAGCCTTCATGTTGTTCGAGAGGCGCTGGTACCAATGCGACACGAATTCTTGCTCGCCTTGCGCGAGGATTTTCGCCTGCAAGGACGCCGCGAGGTCGGCGACCTGCTGCGAGAGCGCCGATTCGGTGGCGGACTTCTTCCCTTTCTGCACGGAGGGCTGCACGATCGCGGTGCCGATGGCTTCCGAGGACATTCCCGCGAGCATCGAGAGGAACGCGTTCACGGACGGGTTCACCGCCGCTTTCGTGTTCATCGGCTTCACTGCCGTATCGAGGTTGTCCACGGGTATGTGCTGGGAAATCTGGCGCGAGAGGAACGCCGTCACGTCCTGCACCATGTCAGGATTGTAGAGGTAAATCGGGTTCGCCTCATCCTTCGCGGCGATGTACATGAGGTTCAGCAACACGCTCTGCGCGCGGTGCTTGTCCTGCACGATGTCGGGGATGGAAATCGACATCGAGGAATGCGGCTCCTTGAACACCTGCTTCCGCACGACCGGCCACGGCTCGTCTTCGGGGACGTATTTCGCCAAGCGCTCCACCCGGATTTCCTGCGAGAAATTCTTGTCCGTCCATACGATTGCCCGTTCGCCTTTTTTGATTGCCTTGCCGTCGCTCGTCACCACGCCGTCTTCCATAACCACCGTATAATGCTTCAAAATCTGGTACACGTCGTTCGATGACGATGAGGTCGCGTTCACGTTCGTGCCAAGCCGTGCCGCGTCGCGGCGGTTTTTGTAGTCCCACAATTCCACCTCAAGCCCCGGGGCGATGCGGTTAATCTCAATGTTCGGGTTCAAGACTTTCTTTTCCTTGAGGCGTTCGAGGTCCCTGCGCGAGAACGTCATCCACACATTCCAGTACCGCCACTGCTTCGGGTCTTCGAAGAACGGATCATGCCCCACATAGAGCGGGTTCAGGACGTGCGGCTCCATGATTTTCTTCCGCTTGTTGAACACGAGCGTTTCCATGTAGCCTTCGCCGAAGAAGCACGCGTCCCAAATCCAATCGTATTCGAGCTTCCCCATCTCCATCTCCTGATAGTCGTTCTGGTAGAGCTTGTTGCACGCCTCGGTCTTCTTGTAGTCGGAATCTTCCGAAGGCACGAACGTCGCCTGCAACACGTCAGAGTACAGGTTCGAAAGCACCCGGTTGAAATATGAAAACAATAAGGTCGATGCTATCGTCTGGTCATCGCGCTGGAGGTTGTTGAACAAAACCAAGTTCTGCACCCAGTTCAATTTCTTGGCGCGGAGCGTATCTTGCGACTCGTTATATTCGAGTTCAATCCGCTTCAAAAGCTGCGAAGGCGAATTTTGAACTTGATTGTCTTCCATTGCTTACACTTTAACCATGTTCTTCCCAATGCGCAAATCCAAATCATCCACAGCCACGTCGGGGTATATCTGGTTGCCGCCCCACATGTTCTTGTGGAGCGTTTTCGAAGGCGTCAGCCCGAGTTTCGCGCAGGTTTCTTTCGCATGTTGCACCCCCGCGTGCGACCACACGACCATCTCATAACCGTGCTGTTCGAACCAGCGATAGAGGTTCACGATTTCGGGGCGCGGGTTGCCTTCGAAATCAATAAGCGTGCCGTCAACGTCGAATGCCGCAATCATTTTCGTCCCGAGATAATATCGTCCGCCGGCCTTTCGGTTTCCACCACGCCGTAAATCGTCGGGTCCAATGCGCCGATTTTCTGGAGTGCCTTTGAGCGCACCTGTCCGGACTGACCTTGCTTCGCGCCGGCATACGCGTTGTCCCGGTTCTTCCACACTTTCTTTTTCATGCGGACTTGGATGTGCACGAACCCATCCTTACCCATGCCGAATTCCACCGCGCGCTCGTCCGCGTAGTCCCATCCGGTTTCGACCATCGTCTGTTCGATGGTCGGACGGTAGTGTTTGAAAAATTCTTTCGGGTCGGCGTGCGTGCCCGGGAGCACCGCAATTTTGAAATCGCGCACGACCATCGTCTGTCCCCGGCGCTCATCGGGCATGAGGCGCTGTTCCGGCACTTCACCACCGGTTGTCTGGTCCCCGTACCATTCAAAACCGTCGGGATCGAAAATCTTCCCGTCCTCCGTGCGGTACCACCCTTCGGGCGTCGCCGCGACGACAAGACGTCCTGCCTTGTCCCGGAATCCGGGAAGTACGAGGGGTTTCTTTTTCATCACATCAATGAATTTACCAAAATATCATGCTGCGTCCAATCCATGCCTCCGCGCTTCACGAGCATCTTCTCGATTTTCGTTGTAAACTGGTGCTCCTTGCGGTACGGGCAGTGCTTGTCGTTTCCCGGCTCGGAGGTCGGGTAAATCGGGCATCCGCACGCCGCCGTGCCCTGCTCGCGCGCTTCCTCGTACCACATGTCCCAGTTATCCACGTCATCCTGCGAGATGCCGTTCTTCTCGCAGAGCCATGCTTCGATTGCCTCATGGATGCCGATGACGAACTCAGAGTCATCATTATCCATGTCTGAAACAAAAATCAGCATCTCATGGGGAGTTATTTTCCAGTTTCCCACAGTATCATAATCCTGCTCTTTGTGGGGAATCGTTTTGATGGTTATCGTCCTTGCCATATGCGTTCGGTAACGTCGGATATTTTCCTCCCTTTCATCATATCACCCCGGCTCATGTCCTTCGGGGCAAGCTGTCCCAACACCGACGCATCCGCCACGTTCGGCGACTTGTACCCGTGCCGCCGCATGATGTCCTTGCTCATCATGATGATCTTGCCGTCCGAATTTTTCTTGTACTTGATGGCCGTCAGTTCGTTCCATCCGTCGTTCCGCACAAGCTTCCCTCCCGCAAGTATCCACTGCCGCTCCTTCCAGTACAGTTCCGCTTTCATGTTCTCGTAGAGCTTCTTGTCCGAGGGGGATTCCGCGAACGCGACGCCGCGTATTTTCGTGTTCAAGTCATGTTCGAGTTCCTTCATGCGGCGGAACAATCCTTCGCCGACGCCCGTCTTGTCGATGAATACCATTTTCACGTTCTCATACGCGCGGAGGCAATTCACGATGAAGGGAACGAGCGCCATGATGTCCTTCGTCTTTTGATTCAGCAAGACTTCCTTGCAGGTTTTCGACTGGATAACGACCGCGCTGTTATCGCCTCCGGCGGCAGGGTCCACGAGCAAACAACAATCGCCCACATGCACGGGGGATTCAATGTACGCGTTCGCAAGCTCTGAACTCGAAAGGAGAGGATAATATCCCTCGTCGTCCATGTCGCGTTCGAACGCGGTCCAGTCACCTTCGAGGTACGCTTTGCGCTCCGCTTCGGGCAACGATTCGAGCGACGCGAAATAGCTTTTGTCGAGGTACGGGTTGTCCTTCGGGAACGCCGGGATGTAGCAGAACTCACGCGGCTCCTGTTCCGACGCAGGGAAGTTCCGGTCAATGAAAAACTGCTTCACCCAGCCTTCGCCCGGGTTCGACGCCGCGAAGAACCGCGTAACGGGAACGCCGACCCAACGCAAACGGGTCCGCAGGATGTCGAACACCGACTTCGGATCTTTGATAATTTCATCCACGGCGATTACGGCGAACTCCGACGAGAGGTATTTCGTCGGGTCATCGAGGTTCCTGAACGCGAGGACGCCCCCTCCGTACCGTGGCAGCAACTGGAACTCATGCCGCTGTTCGTTGTAACTGCCGAGCGCCGAGGGAAATTCCAATTTGATTTTCGAAATGTGCCGGTCGTTCAAACTGCCGTAGTCTTCGCAGAACAGCCCGGCACGGATGCCAGGCACGTTGTATTCCTGCGCGAGCTTCAGAAGCCAGTAGACGCAGTTCCACCGGAGCCAGTACGATTTCCCGGCGCCCATGGAACCGCCATAGAGCACATACCGGAATTTCTCCGTCGCTTCCGTGGCTTTCCACTGGGTCGGCGTCATGTGCGAAAGATCCTCGAACGAGATTATTTTTTCAGGCATATTATCTGAATACTACCACCATCGAAGGAAATGGCGCGGAATTTTTCGATCCCCCGAATTTGAGCCGACCCTTTATGAAACGGATTTCTGCTTTTCCAAGAATGTAATCATGAAACCATTTCGTGTCAGTCCGTGCTGGCAATAAACAAACCGTTACTGGATTCTCGCTTGCTTTCTTCACCCACTTCCCGATCTCACGCCCATAGGGGGGGTTCATCCAGTTACAAGAACTCCATGGCTGGTTCAAACCGTCCATCTCATCTGTGAAATAAGAATTTAATTTCGCATTGCTATCCGTAGCGCACACATCCAGTTTGAAATGGAACTCCCGATCGAGTTCATCAAAAAACTCCTGCGGCGTTTCCCATTCAGAAGTTTTTGACATGAAGTGTACGTTTGTATTCATAGTGATGCGATCAAATCCTGCTTTGAAGCAAACAGTTCTTCTTCATTTCGCCACGTTGCAGAGTTTCCACTAAAATACAACCTTTCCTTGATTTCTTCGTTTGCGTAGAAACAATTTTTCTCCCCCGCATATACTCCACGGACTACAAATTCAACGATCTTCGTGTTGTCCTTAATGCGAAAAACCACGTCGCCGATTTTGTATTTCGGTTCCATCATCGTTTTGCCGTTTTTCTTTTCTTCCCTCCCCTCCGGTAATGCCTTCGTTTGCACTTCTGGGAGCAGAAGTCGTTCGACTTTATTTCCTTCGCACAGGTGGTGCAGATTTTCATTGGTTTTTCTGTTCGTGCCGCAACCTTGCATTATTCGCACATGCCTTGCAAAGCGGATAACATCCCCACTCATTTCCCTCATGGCACAACCCATTTTCAACTTTTCCAACAAGTGAAGTTTTCTTGATATCATCCGCACTCCCAAAATGAGGAAATTCCTTTGGTTCATCCTCCCGACCCATCTTCTCGCCCACGATAAATGCCGCCATGAGCATCGCGAGGTACACCAGCACGAGGATTATCGCTTCGAGGTATTTCATCCGCCACGGCTACCGTACTCCATCTCCCCGAAGGGTTTCAATGAGTTACCGTAGCCCAGGCGGATGGGGAAGGCTGAAACATTTAATCCTGGAGAGATCGTCAGAACTCCCGGGAACCTTCCGCCAGTCCATGAACAGTGTACCCCAGAGGGTACTCATGGTCAATTTTTTGTGTGGATAACTGTTCAACAGTACACCCCTACCGCAGTGAGTAACAACAGTTACCATACATGTACCTATATGGGTACCAAACGGCATTCTTTTCCAGTTCCACCAGTACAACAGTACACATGTACCCAGTGAGGAACAGAATATGGTTTCCGGTGTGGGATGGGGAAGGAAGGAAGAAACCCGCAAAAAGTCGAAAGGTGGCCTATTGAATGGCCATAGTGAGGCACCCCCCACCCCCCTGCATACTGCTATTGTATGTTCTTGCTACACCCTAGCGCAGTTGAAGCTAAATCACGCTAGGCGAGCGTACTCGTTTGGAACGATGAATCACCCAGCCAACAAATTAACTCGTGTCCTAGCGCATTATACGAGGAAGTTTTTGTGTCGCACATTATGCATTTGATGACATGATAGGTAATATATGGGCTATTTGCTGTCTCCTTGACTTGGTGCTTCTAGCTGTGGCTTGGTAACCTCTGTACTAATTTCAGGAATGTGGTTATCTGGTAGGTTAGCCACCTGTTTAGGCTTGGACAGTACAATACCATCAAATGCCAATCCTACATTCACCTGTACGCCCTTTACGCTGTATTTGTCTGGTTTAACACGTTCCAAGTATTTCAGTGATAGCTCTGGATCATACTTTAACCCTCGTACTAGTGTGTTCTCTGCTATTGTTTCAGCATGGTACTTCAATTGCTCTATACGGTCTGTGAAAGTTGGATTTATGGCAAGCCAGTTGTAATATGCATCCTTGCTAACGTCTGCGGTAGCTAATGCGCTCGTAAGTGATCCGCCATTCTTGATGACATGTTCTATAAGAACCACCGCTTCGGGTGTCATTTTCATTGACCTTCCTTTGGTACTGTTGTTGGTTGGCCTTCCCCTGCCTTTAGGCCGCTTGAAACGCCAAAACGATAACGCTTCATCGAGCTGTCGGCGTATTTCAACCTTCGTCATCAGTTCCATACTGCTTATAATGCAACACAAAACCGCACCTTTGCAAGTGCGGTTAGTGTGGATTGCGTTAAGCGTTGCCTATCTCGTACCTTTGGCCGGTTTCCGTATCTTCGCCGTTTATCGCTAGAGAAGTCATCTTCATCTTGATGACAGGACGCGATTTTATCTCAAGTTCCTTTGCCTTTCTGCCCTCTTCGTAAGCGACTTCGAGCTTCATCCGTATCTCATACAGCAACTCCTCGCTTACGCCGCCCAGTTTTCCGGCAAGTTCCATGGCCGCGTCGTATATGTCGTATTGCATGGTTGTATTATCGCCAGATGATCCAGCAGTATAGTGCTACGAGGATCAGTCCGGCCAGTAGTTCCCTCCGTGCCCGCATTCGACGCTTGCGGGCGAGCTGTGAAGACAAGAAATTAGTTTCGTTGCCCTCGGTTAATGTCAATTTAGTCATGTTCAAGGGATTTAATCATGTCATAAATCAGCGGTTTCTCATCCACCACCCACCATGACACATTTCTCCTTAAAACTTTGCGGCCTTTTGCCGATTCCTGCGGCTCTGAAACCTCGTAAGATCGGCCGCCCCTGTGCCCGATTACTCTCCACCAGTACAGTTTTCCGGTTATCGGATGCTTGATCTCGTTGTAAGTGATCATGTTATTGCGCATAGCTGATGTCATCCCGCAAGTAGTACGCTTCAAACTGTTCGACCTGCGCATCCCCGTACCCCGTCTGGTACCGGTTCGCCGTATCCATTTGGATCATCAGGTTATGCTTTTTGTTCGCCCAGTTCACATAGCGGCCGCCTATGTCGTACTCGTGCATGGTGTAGAGGATGCCGCCGACCTTCACATAATCGAGGCAACCGATTTTTTCATGGCATTTCGGATAATCGCCGCCCCGCAAAAACTTCTGGAATGAGGCGATATCCTTGAAATTGTGGTATGTCTTCATGGCTTCGTTTGGTTAGTTTATGTGCTCCGGTGCTCCGGCGGCCTCCAGCAGTTCGACATCTGCTGGATCGATGTATTTCGCAAGCTCCCGCAATTCCGCCAGTTCGCCATAGCTGATCCGTTCAGCCCGCAGCTCTTGGCGCAAGTATTCGAGGCGTTGTTTTGCCGCTTCCTGCTTGTGCCGCAACTGTGCAACGACTTGTTTTGATATCCGCATGGTGTGATTTGTTAGTTTATTGCTGATCCGGCCGCATCGTTCGCCGATTGTAGCCGGATCAGTGCGAGCGATGCTATGTCTCAAAAACAAAATGACGGGCATAATTCAGCAACAATTCTTCATCTGCGCCCCTGTATTCAGTCCATGGAGTAAACCAGTCTTGGTACTGCAATTCTGCCGTTACGGGTTCGCCGTCTTCAATCTCGCCGTAAATGCGGACTGCCGGACCACCACCAGCGAGCGTGATGATGTAATGCTTCACCACGGTTATGCCGTAATTGCTTTCGTCCAGTTCAGTTTCTAACTCGTCCTGTTCCTTACCCTTTGCCTTTTCGAATTTTTCAAAAAGTTCAGAAATGTACTCATAGCATCCTTTGGCGCAATCTTGCGCCCGCGTATCCTCTTGTTTGTTTTCCATGATGGTTGATTTAATTTGACGACCTTTGAAATGAGCAAGGCGGCTTGTTTATACGATAACCGCCGGAAACGCTTGACGGCATAAATGCCGGACACCCGCCGCAAGGATGGACTGATGAGCTGATGGGATAGGGCGTAAAATGATTTTGTTATTGCCCTCCTGCTGCCAGTTCATCCTTACCCTTTCAGTATAGCCGATATACGGCTGCTGTCAAACACCACGAACGCACACAAAAAACCGTTGTGCGACAGCACAAGCGGTTTTTTGCAAGCAAAAACGGCACGAAAGGCGCAATCAGTGTACCATTTTCTTACTTTGTACGACAGATTCCTGCCGTTTACGTCCGGCGTAGCTTTGCATCTCCTTATAGCGTGCCGGATTTGTCCGCTTCATTTTGCGGTGCCATGCCTTCATGACTTCACTGTGCCACGCACGAAGCTCGTCCGGCATTTGCGGTTTCATGCGATCTACGGGTTTTTTTTGTCGGTTTGCCATGAGATCTACGGGTTTTTCATCTGGATTTTGTAAATGCTCGACGGTGATTTCAAAAAAGAAAAACACCATGGGCATTGCCGATATTCTACGCCTGCAACAATATTACCATCAATCACACAATTCCTTCCGGCGAATATGACAAACCTCGCGCCAACACCAATGTCATGCCCCAAAAAAAGGCAATACGATTGGCAAACAAAGAACCTGAAAAACCACAGGAAGAAATTTTTGGTATGGGCATCTATTTGCCGTCGCAACTTCGTTATGGAAGCATTTAACTCCGCCGTGGAAACGGCTTGCTTGTCAAGAAACACAGCATTGGTGGTGATGATTTCCATGGTCTTATTGGTTGCACTGCTGCGCTTGGTTCGTGCCGGTGTGGGTAACCGTAATGTAGCACGGCTTCGAACCCCAGTTCCCAAACCCAATCCAAAATTCATAAGTGCCTGCCGGAACGGGACCGAACCGCGCCTTGTACTGCCAGTCGTTCGGGTTCAATTCGTTCGACCATGTTATTTCGCCGTTCTGCGGGTACAGCCCGAAAGGATAATTCCCGTCGGCATCCCACGAAAGATACACCGTGCCTAATTGGCTGTAGGCTACTTTGTCCACCTGCATGTTCCACACGCGAGGAGTATCGACAATCGCGCTAAGAACAGGTTTTAAGGGTTGCGCCGGCGTAACCGGCACGGAAGTCGTTTCCACGTCCAAACTGCTTACTGGAGCTGAAATTTGGGGCATAGTAGCCTCCTGGGAAAGCGCTACTGCCTGCGTTAAGAGTTGCAGCTGCGCTTGCGTCAAATTGCCGTGCGAACCTTGCAATATCGAAACCACAAGCTGCAGAAGCACGATGATGCTGGGATAGAGGTTATTCATGTTTGATTTTCGATAAGTTTGTTTCGTTCTTCTTACGCTCACGGATTAGCTTGCCGCAAATCATCATGGCAAGCGCCGCCCGATCGGAAATGTTCATAGCATCAACGCCAGATTCGGCAATATAAAACCTGATCCCCAACAGGAACCCTTGCAACGATTCCGTGGAGTATGGCACCCCGTCGTCTTGGAACAAGCTAATGAGCAATTCCTCGAATTGTTTTGCTTTCTCGACCGAAATTATCACGTCTTCCAGTTCTGATATTAAGCCCTTCAATTTCCCTTTGATTTCCTTTTCTTCCATGGTGGTGTTGGTTATTTTTGTATTTCCATCATCAGGGGTTCCGGCTTGCCTAGTTTTTTGTGCCACGCAATGAACGACTGCAAGCGCTGGGGAAACGGAATGCCCCAAACCGCGTAATCGGACCGCATCGAATGATGGTAGTATTCAGCCTCCGACATGCCAAGATTTTCCCAGTCGACTGCCACAATGCCCGCACGCAGTGCTTTCTTGAAACGGGGAAAACGCCAACAGAGCGCGAGCATTTTTTCGAACCGCTGGAATTTTTCGACATTGGCCGAGACCGGATCGCGCTCGGCGAAGATTTTCATGAGGCGCGCCACTTCAACGGGAAAATCTTTGAGAAGCGACGACACTATGGCTTCCATGGCGAGGTCCTGCAGCCGGCACATATAGGCATTGTCATGTTCGAACACCGTCATGATGAGCCGTCCCATGCCGAAAACGATGTCCTCCGGCATCCCGAGCGCGGTAAAGAACGCGTCGCTGAATTTCTTGAGTTCCTTCGCGGGCTTCGAATAGTACCGGGGGTATTCGCCCATATAGTACACTTGCGCGAACGCATGGTCAGCCTGCTCGATGACGGGACGGAGCGTGTTCTCAAGAGCTTTCTTCGTCCACACCGCGGAGAGCGCCATCAGCTTGTTTCCGTCGAACATCTTCATGAGACCGCGGAGGTTCTTCTTGACGTGCTCGTTGGCGAATCCCGCTTGAGGAAACGGAAAGTGGTTGTCCGGATGCAGGCAACCCACGAAATGCCGTTCAATGCCACCCGATTCCGGATATTCCGCATGGTCGAAGATGAACACGCGCGCCCCATTGAACACCGTCTGGCGCTCGGGCATTACCACGTCCCGCATGTCCTTCTGGTCCACGAAGACCTTCGGATCGGGCAAATGATACCGCACTTTGCCTTGGTCGCCTTCTTGGGGTAGTCTGTTGGTCATTTCATTGTGATAACAATCAAAAGAATCAGAACAATAGTACCCCACGAAAAACCGAGCAACATTGCGAGTTTCATAAGGTGAACCTTCAATTCCTGTATTTCCTTTTCATCATAGGATATTGAACGGGAATGCCCGCATAACTCGCCCGTCCGTTCACAGAAATTCTGGTTTCCGTGATGCCTTTTGAGTCGAGAGTATTCATGGTCACGAAAATCAGCGAGCATCAAAGTGATTGCTTCAGTAGAATTCTTGCCATTAACTTTTACCTTTTGTGCGGTCATTGTTCCCGTTCCTTTTCGCGCCACAGTTGGTCGGCCTTTTTGCGGTTGCGGCAATCCTTGCACCGCCGAGGCGGCTGGAAATCGCGCGCTTCGTAAAATTGCTGCTCGCCTACCGTAAACTCAAAATCAATATGACAGTCCACACATTCAATATAAAGTGATTTTTCCATGGTATTACCAAATTTCGTTATTGGGGTTATTGATGAACAAATCGGGATGCTCGGTTACGTCTTCCATCTTGTGCGCAAGGATGTAAGTGCCGCCGGCTTCTTCCAGTTTTTCCTTGAACCCTTTCTGCTCCAAGCTCCAAGTGCCTCCAGTCCCTTTCACTTCAATCCCGATGAATATGCCATTGCGGACAACGATTAAATCA